GTCCGACCGTGCGCGAGATCGCAACCAGCGCCATCCAGATATCGATCGCCGCGGAGTCGTCTGCCGCAAGCGACCAGACCTCGAGGCGCACATCCAGCACCTGCACATACCAGTTCGGTTCGCTGTCATCCAGGATCACCACCAGCGAGCTTTGATCGGTCATCCACTCTTCGCCATATTTGTGCTTCGAAGCAATGCGGCTTCCCAAACCCAATAGTTCGGCTCGCGACAGCAGGAATTGAATGGCTGCTTCCAGTGGGTCGATCATCGGTTCACCCTGTACTTTGAGAGAATGGAAGGCAGCCTTCCCTGCGCCTTCTTCAGTCCATTGCTGATGAAGTGATACCCACCAAAACTATGATGACCCTGGTGCACAGCCAGCGCGTACACCAATCCACTGCCCACTTGAACTGTGAGTTGGCCGCTGGGCATCACCTGCTCGCCGCCTCGTTCAGGTGCGCTGGTATTTGGCTCGAGGTCGTCCCCGCCCCAGTCATATCCAGGCAGCGCGGAGTGGATCGAGCGCCGAAGGGTACCGGTCAGGACACCGTGTCCTTTTCTCAATTCCTTTTTTGCCTCCCCCTCAACTGTCAGGGCGAATTCAGAGATGATCTTCGCGCCATTTGTTTGCATGGTGCGTTTCAGTTCATCCCCTTTCCAATCCAATCTTAGGTCAAACATTGAGTGCCTCCATCACGACCGAGACATGATGCTCGACATTTCCACGCGTTCTGCTGAGCGGGTTCTTCACGATATACACCGCGCTTTCGATCGTGACCATATCCTTTGCCTTGATCGAAGTGCCAGCGGGCAGCAGCAAGACAGTGGCGAGGATCCAGGAATATTCCGAGGTCTTCGCATCTAGCACGATCACTGACTTCTCCGTTACCCGACAGCGCACATTCGATGCCATTTCTGTGTATGAGTAGCTGTTCTGGTTATATCGATCAACAGTCCCAGGACTGGGACGCGAGATCGTGCAGGTCTGGTTGAGGAATTGTTCAAGAGACATCAGACCGCCTGAAAGGTCAACCGCTTCATTGCTCTGCGGAATTCGGCTTCCCAATTTTCGGGAGCCGTGTATGAATATTCACCGGCCACACTCTCACTCTTCATGGCGCTGTGTTCAATGACCAGTCGCACCAGATCGATGATGACCTCGGTTCGCTTGAGGCGATCATCGACCGGCTTGTATGTCACCACGATACGATCACCCCAGATCGCGTTGATCGGTATCCGTTCGATCACACCTGCAGACCAGACACGATATTCCTCTGCCGTGAGCTCGACCCCGTCTTCCACGATCGTAACGATCGCGTACACTTCGGATGGCAGAAATAGATTGCAGCCCTCGCCGCGAACTGTCCGCGCGACCACAGTCTCAAGCGCGTCTGTTTGCGGAGCGCCGATCCTGGCTGTGACCTGCGCTTCGACCCGATCAATGACCTTCTGCAGATCGACATCAGACAAGGCGGTGTTGATGAGTGCTTTCACATCGGTTGGGGATACCAGGCTGGTCATATGCTGTCTCCATCAGTGAGGCAGGTTACCCTGCCCCACTGAATTTGTTTTTTTTCTATGCAGTCCCTTCATCCGGGCTGACATGGATCTCGCCCACATTCACCTCAGGACGAACCCGACCGCCATACAAGATCGCGATCACTGCCACGGGTGTCGCGGCTGTCGCGTTCGGCACCGCGATCGATGGACGCACATACTGCTCGGTCGGACGATATATCTCCAACATCGTCGAGCCATCCGCACCAACAGTGGTTGAGAATGCAACCGCGGTGTCCTTCAGATCGGCAGCGTCAGAATAGTCCGACAGCTGCGCTTGCTGGGCTTTGATCGTGAAGTCCAACGCCTCGCCCTTCAAAGCGAGCACATAGAACGCCACACCTTCATACCCGGCCATATCCACACCGCTGCCAAGCAGGGTCTCATTGTCCGCCGCCTTGATCACCTGCGGCACTACCTTCGTATCTTCGAACATGGTCTTGAATAACATGGGTCTCTCCTTCTCTAGGCCTTCACCTTGAGGTGATAGAAGGCTTCATTGGAAACGGGCATGCCGTCCGCTTCCTTGCGGCCAATGAAGCCGGTTTGATCGGTCTCGGCATACAGTTCGTCGAGCCGTTTGATGCTCAAGTTCAAGCTGTCCACGATCCAGTAATATTGGAAGTCACCAATGGTCGCGATCAACTCGTTGTCCTTGTATGCATCATTGGTATCGAGCCCTGTCGGGTATTGGTCCGAGAGCTCATATGACCAGTCCAGGATCGTGCTCGGGTGACCAGCGCTCAAGCCCGGCTGCCACAGGTATTGATTGTTGTTGTCCTTCAACAAACGTACCTTGCGCAGGAAGGATCGATTGGTCAAGATACGCGCTGTGCCCATGTATGCCGCTGGCAAGCTGTATGCCCAGTTGATGATGTCATCGGCTGCCAGCGTGTTGGAGGCAGCGGTCGTGTATCTTGGAATGCCATTGGACTTCAAGAGTCCCATCGGCCCGTTCGCGCTCAACCCATTGATGAAGGCATATTCTTCTGGCACGCCAAAGCGAATGCCAAGGCGCGACAGGATCCAATTCTCGATGTCGATCAAGCGACCGGCACGCAGTTCGGTGTTGCTGATCAGGATGCGCTTGGCCAGCGGTTTGGGAGTGAGCACACGTCCGCCGAAGGGTTTGACCTCATCCTTCGAGCCGGTCTTGATCTCAGTGGTCCATTCCGCGTCCGTCATGCTGTTCTCTTCTGTCGGGGTGATGGTGGATCCGCCCGGGATCGGAGGCAGCACGCGGCTGATCCTGCGCATGGCAGACACGGGTTGCTGCTTGGTCAAAAGCTCGGAGCGCTGGGTGTCGGTCACAAGATATCCGCCAGCGCTGGCCGGGCTGGTCGCGAGGTCTTTGCGCTCGACCCCGTCCATGCCGTTCTTCCAATACATCACGGTGGCAATGGCTTGTTTGGCTTGCTTCTCATCGAAGAAGCGTTCTTCGATCTCGGCGTTCTTGAAGCCAGCCTGGCGCAGCGCGGTCTTGGTCTCAAGTGAAAGTGCACCTTTGCCTTCCTGAGCGCCATTCATCGGCAGCTGGGTGTTTGGTTTGTTGAAGGTTTCGTCCAGCCCGGCAGCCCGTTCCTGCCGCTTGGCTTCGGCGGTCTTGGCTTCCACCTGGTCGAGCAGGGTGTCCACCTCGCTGGCTTTGTCACCAGGCAGGTCACGTCCCTTGAATTCATCCAAGACCAGCTTGGCGCGTACATGCAGTTGATTGGCTTCGTCATACAGCCGTTTGATTTCGGGGTTCATTGAAAATTCTCCTTTGATTATTTTGCTATTGATACGAGCTGAAGTTCCGCCGCTCGCAGGCGTTTGGTCAACAGTGCAGAGTGCAGTGTTTTCTGCGGCTCAGCGGCTGTGAGTAGATCGTTCAGTGCCTCCATCGCGCCTTCCATCGCGCTGATGGCGTTCACCACTTTCTCTTTGCTGGAAGTGCTCAGGACGCGTCCCTCTTTCATTTCAAGAATGAAGGCGTTCCATTTTTCAACATAGGCTTTGAGCATGGCCTCATCAGACTGTCCGCTGCTCTTCATCATCGCCGCCTTCACAGCGCGGATCTCGGTCAAGGCGTTCATCCCGAGCGGCACCGGCGAGATCTCATACAACTTCACCTCGCGCAGATTGCGCACATTGATGCCAGCAGGTCTGTTCTCATGATCGAACTTCACCGCTTCATATCCAAACGAGCCCTCGGTCAACGCGCCATCCTTCATCAACGCCCAGGCTTCCCTGCCCCAGAACGAATCAAGCGTCAGCCTCCCACCCGCGAACAGTCCAACAGAATCCTCCTGCAGGACTGTCGGCGGCGGTCCGATCAACTTGTTCCAGTCGTGGGCATAGAAGACCTTGACCCGACGAGCACGCTCCAAGATCGTCTTCTGGAACATGCCGGGATGGGCGATGTCGCTGCCATCATCCACATTTCCAAAGATCGAAAAGTGACCTTCATACGCTCCATCATTTCCTGTGGCTTTGAATTCCACCGCGGTTGTTTTGTATTCCATCTCGATCATCGCTATCTCCTGTCTGGTTCTTCGCTGCCAAAATATGGAACGGAACATCTGGTGCAATTAGGATGCTCCAGCAGATTGTCGGTGAAATATGCGAGCGACCAGATCTGTCCATTGGCACCCTGGCACTCAGCGTCGTCGTCGGTCAGTCCGTTGTCGAGGATCTCGACCAGTTCCACGCCCGCACTTTCATATCGCATTGCACTGGCCGCGTTCTGCGCCTCACCCAGTTCCGTCCTTGCGATCACGCGTGCGCGGTTCTTGTATGTCTCTTCCACGAT